ATATGTAAGTTGAGTTAGAAGAACCATCTTCAGACTCAGCTCTTTTTAATTCATCTTCGTATAATAATTTTAATTCTTGTACTCTTTGTGGTGCATATTTTAAAGCTAGATAATAAGATAAACCCATTATCATACAAGGCACAAATCTGTATGGTACATCTGTTGCATTTGTGTATGCTCCTACATCATCAATTCTTTTTGTGTAATAAAAATTTATAAAGTCCCCTGCTTGTGAACTTCCTGGTGTTAAATATAAAGTCATTGTAACTTTATCAACAAATCTTTGTACCCAGTATTGAGTTGGTAAACCTAAATCTGTTTTATTAGAAAATGCTTGATACTGAGATCTACTAATTCTTGTCATAGGTGTGTCAACACTTGTAGTATCTACTCTGTAATTTGCTTCTTGAATATCAGTCATGCCTCTTGGAGACTGTGCAACTGTATCACCACTAAGGTGTGCTGCAGCTGTTGTACCGTTAACACCTCTAACACATCCTGTTAAATTTAAAGTAGAAATTCCTGTGTAAGTAATATCTTCTGTGCCAATAGTTAAAGTACCTGCTGTTGGAAAACCCGTGATCGCGGTCAAGGGAATAGTTGTAACTGCTGCATCTATCCCTGCACTGAGTGTAGTGCTTACGCCATCAGATACACCATCAGCAGTAGATCTAAAAAAAGTATATACCGCTTGGCCATTTACTAAAGTTACGTTTTGATTTTTTACTTCCCAAAATTGTAAACCTCTATTACCCCATTCAGAAAATAGAATGTTTAAAGATCTTTTGGCAGTTTTTAATTGATAGCCGGATACGCCTTGAATGCCAATACGTTCGTAAGCATCTTCAATTATTTCATCAATGCCTAAGTTCTTATCAAAAGTATAAGAACCTGAAGTTGTATTAGCCATTTAAACCTACCCGTCAAACTGTATTGATAATCCTACTACTGCAGTTCCTGCGTATGCAAAATACGCCCCATCTTCACATAGAAGTCCATCGTCTGAAATATAAGGATCAATTGTTGATCCACTATCTATATCTAAAATAAGTCTGTTTTGACCTGATGTTGCTGAACCGTTTTTAATAAAAACAACTCCTGCTCCGCCACCAGCAACTCCAGTCATACTTCTGACTCTAGTTCTGCCAGCAAAAATAATTCCTGTTGTAGCTCCTGATGTTATTCCAGCAGAAATATTTGTTGTGATAGACCCACTCGCAGTAATACTTGTTACTTCTGTCCAAGTTCCAGCTACACTTACGGTCTCTGAATTTGGGCCCGTTGTTGCCGCACTCGTAGCAGCCGCTCCGTTAGCATCTTTTCCTACAACCACAAAAGTTATTCCTGCGTTGTTGCCTGTAGAAGTTAAAGTAACTGTTTGAGCGTTAACCCAAGGTCCGCTATTTAATAGAGCTAAAGTAGTAGCTGTAGCAGCTGCAGAAATTGCATCTGTGTCAGTTCCAAATACTATTTGTTTACTCTTTACTCCCGATACATTACTCATAATTTTTTTCTCCTATTAATTTATACTAAGGCCCCGAAGGGCCCTAGTTAAATTTATTATCTTTGTTGTATAGTTTGGAACCAGTCAATTGCTAAGTGATTAGCAGTTGTGCCCTTACTATCAATAAACATATTCATCTCTAAAGCTATATCATCTGGATTAGTAGTCGCTAATTGCGTTCCTACTTTATTGCCATTTAAATATAACTTGTATTGATTGGCTGTAACTCCAGTCTCGCTTCCTGCAGGTTGATAATGGAAACCTAATCTAACAGAGTTAGTTGGTTGTGCAAAAACAGTTGCAGTTTGAGTTGGTACAGTAGAGTCTAACATCGCAAAAGTGCCTCCACCTGCAGTATCTGTCATATCAAAAGAAGTACCAGCAGCATTTTTTCTAGATAAGAATTGAATGCTAGTAGTATCTTCTAAGTGAGAGAAACCTATACAATCAGAAGGAAGAGCAGCTGGACTTGTGTATCCACCTACTGCAAAACCAACAAAAAAGTTAAGTTCAGAAACATCTGTTACTGCTACTCTAGTTTCAAACCACCATTGCTTGCTTGAATTGAATTGCCAAACTTCTTTTGAAGCAACTCCATTGTCTTCACCAGCAGCTGGTGCGTTATCTCCAATTCTTAACCATCCTCCAGCATATTCAGGAAGGATAAATCCAGAACCAGTAATTGTTGTGTCAAAGTCTTCATCATTAAAAGTTAACCAATCGTTTTGGTAAGCTACTTCTTGATTGTAGCCTCCAGTGATTAGAGGTTGTTTGATACCACTAAATAAAGAAGTACCTCCATCTTTTCCTCTTACGTTTGTTACTCCGTTTGAAAAGTGTGTTGTCATATAATCAGCGCCTCCTATGCGCCAGTTATCTTACTAAGCAAAGATAACCAATTTATGTTCTATTAAATCTTAGTATGGTATTTATACAACAGTTTTTAGTAGAGTGCAAGAGAGCCTTAGGTAAAAGTGCGATTTCAGCGATGTAGCTTTTGTTCTAAGTAGCTACAGAAACTTGTGGAGCAGCGCCTTCAACGCTATTCTGCCTGTGGGCAATAGCTGCTTCTTCCAGCTTGATCTCAGTAATGACCTGTTTAACTTTGTCATCAATTCTGACCATCTCAAGAGTGTATCTATCATTAGACAGATGCTCCTGTTGCCACTTCAACTCCAAGGACCTTTTTTGTTTGTATAGGTCTTGTATCATTTATAACCTCTTCATAAGTTATTCGATAAGGAGTGTTGCTAAACATTCCTGATTTTTCCCAAACTATACTATTTTCTCCTAGCTTGTCAACTATTGATTGCTCTAAAGAAATGGCGTCATCATTAGATTCTACTTCAAATCTACCGTGATAATCGTAAGCATATATGTTTATTAGGAATTTTTTCATGATTTGTCTTTCTATGTCTTAAATATGGCGGAACTGTGTCCCGCCATATAAAATTTAATGATTATGCTCCTGGTGAAGCAAATACACCTCTATAGTCAGAAACGCCAAATACGTATCTTTCTCTAGCTTTGTATCTTACATTACCAGTATCGAAGTCACCTTCCATTTTAGTAGTCATGGGAGTTCTTTCGAAATGTTTCATACCATTTGGCACGTCAGTGATAATGAAAAATGCATCAGTGTCTGTTAAGTAATTGTTAACAGAGTAACCTTGAGGAATCATCCCCATAGATTTGATTGCATTGATATCATTATCAGCAGTTCCAACTCTACCAGCAGAAGCCATAAGTCTTTCAGCTGTGAATTGTAGTGCAGATGGAATGACCATCTTCATACCCTTAGCAGCAATTTTTAAACCTCTTTCGTCAGTCATTGCAGCAATATCAATTAATGATTGCTCCAATGAAGTTTCGTTAAGGTCAGCCGCAGTTGCTAGTGTGTTAGCCACAGTTCCAGCAATTGTAGGGTGTGCAGTATTGAACAAAGTAACACCATCACCAGAAGTGAAAGTACCACCAGGCATTCCATTGTTAAATGGAACTACACCTTTAACTTGTTTAGTTTGAGCCATAGATCTTGCTAAAGCTTTAGTGTATCTAGAAGCCAGTCTGTCATATAGATTGTCCTCAATTGCTTCCTCAGTGATAGCAAAAGCGAGAGCAATTGTCTCGTTAGTGTATCTAGCTGTGAAAGTTTCTTGAGCGTTATCGTATGTAACACCTGAACCTTCCGGTTTTACTTGTGCTTGTGCAAAACCACTTAACATTACTTCTTCTTCAAAAGCTCTGTCAGATGACTCTGTAGTATAAATATCAGCTGTCTGATTTTCATACTGTTTGTATTCCAGGCCGAACAAGGCGTTCAATCCTGGCTCTAACTCTTTTACGAGTTGGTTTCGTGATATAGCCATAATTTATCTCCTTATATCCCTGCTCTTTGAGTGTCATTTCCAATCAAGATATGTTCTCTGATTTGAACTCTAAGGGCAAAACCCTCTTCAGTCGTATCAGAGTGATCTGGATCTCTAGAAACACCCATAATGAACAATTGGGCCTGTGTAGTTGCTGTTGTTGCCGAAATTTTTGATCTCGAAATAAACAACGGCGTTGTTCCTACCGCAAGCACTTGATCCGCTAAGTGTCCAACCTCATTTTGGTTGAACGCTGTATCTGCAGACATAACTTCGTACATTTGCATAGGATCATCGTTAATGAAAGCAACAATATCAGTAGCAGTATTAGCTGCTGGTGAAAAGTTGCTAAACGTTGGTTTATTAGATGTTGCATCCGTATAAAATACTCCATTCAAAGTACCAAGATTATTAGTCGTAGTATTTCCTGAAGCAAGAACAACTCCATCTGCTGTTAATTGCACTAAACATGCGTGCGAAATTAAAGCCGAAGAAGCTGCAACGTTGTACTCTGAGAGTGCAGCGTTGTTATAGTTTTGCGCTATCTTTTTAATGGGTCTAAAACCAAACCCAGTAGTTGACGCATTAGCCATATTGTTTTCTCCTTATGTGACCTACCCTTGCGGGCCTCCAGTCACGGTTAATGTCAATCGCTGGTTTGATTCGTTAAAAATTTTTAACTTTTCTTGCCACCGAAGGTTGTACGAGATTGTCTATCAATATCGATAGGCATTCCCCTATGCTGTTCCTTCATAAGATCGTTGTCTATTGCATTGATCTGATCACCCGCTTCTTTAGCGTAGTAAGCTTCTCTTTGTTTTGCGATCTCTTCCGGTACCCTTGTCAGCACAAGGCCTCCGTGCCCGATAACCCCTGCGTATTTGCCGTCGGTAATTGCTGGAAAGTCTTCATTAGGATATTCGTCGGCTCTAACTAATTCATAACCAGACCTTAAGCGTCCTTGTATGTTCTTAGTGTCCTGAAATCCCATGATTTCCGTCCTGACCCATCTGTGTCTGAATCCGTCTGGCGCGTTGGGCGTATCTAAGTACGATGGTGGAGTCCAAGGTTTTACAGCAGCTTTGGGTTTAATCGTAGATGCTTGTGATACTACTTTTGTAGATTCACCTTTACTTTGGCTCGCACGAGTTGGTTTATTGTTTGTCATATGCCTATACCTCCTTCGTGTTTATAAGTTGTTTCGCATACTCTTCTAGTGGCACACCTAGCTTTTTAGCTATTGTCACCTGTGTTGGTGTGAGTCTCACAGTCTTGCGACCAGTCTTTGAACTACGCGTTGCAGAAGCAACGTTCTGTGTAGGTTTACTAGCCTGTTGTTCTACCTTACCAAATTTATGGGGGAATTCAAGTCTTATTCTCTTATCCACCTCTTTATAATATTCATCAGATTGTGGGTCCATTCCCTCTTCTTCGGTAAGTTTTCTATGTAAATCAAATGCTGTGTAAGTCATAGCATTATCTTTACCAAACCATTCATTCTCTTCAGCCCAAGCTTCTGCCTTAGGATCTCTCCTAGGTGCTTGTGGTTGTGGTGTAGGTTGTAGAGTAGGTTTTTCATTAGCTGCTGTC